TTCACTCGATGACACATCAGGTCGACCATTGTTCCCGCAGGTTGGCCCAATGAACGCATTTGGTTCAATGAACGCAGGTTCTCGTGAAGCAATCGTCTTTGGTTTGCGTCTCGTGGTTGATACCAACTTTGCAGCAAAGACCACCATTGTTGGTGCAGCTGCTACTGGTGCTTTCCGTTGCTATGAGCAGCAGAAGGGCGCAATCAGCCTGGACAATCCATCTACGCTCTCTCGCACAATTGCCTTCAGAGGGTATTTTGCGCCGAAAATGATCGACGCTAACCAGTTCATGAAAATCCCACAGGCCTAGTCCCCACTAAGCCACTCAGAAAGTTTGCACCATGGCAGTATTTGCAGTCACTCATCATCAGCGACTAGACGACTACGCCGTGGTGCAAACTCTCGAGGACACGGATATCGGTATCGGTCAAAGCATCACGCTCGCAGGCTTAGGTCACGGATTAAACGGCGCTCATACCGTTTACGCAATTAACCCTTACTACTTTGAAGGCGTCGATGCTGAAGGCGATCTAGTTTTTGATTACGACGTTTACATCGGAAACCAGGTCATTTTTTATGACGTGGGCGACGATCTGGAACGTAGTGCAGCAATCCCGACTGGGACGCTCACATGGACTCAGACCTGCACCTGGATCGTCGCAGCTGATGTTCTCGCTTGGCTCGGTATCGCTGTCGCTACGGCAAACGATACCGCTTTCGTAACTGCCTGCACGGAGGCCAGTTGCGCGTTCGCGTTTCGGCGACGTAAGGAAGCAGGTTATTTTGACTCGCTCACTACCGTCCCAGGCGCGGACGTAAAATTGGGAGTGACGATGGTGGCGGGTTCGTTATATCGTGAAAGAGGAAGCGTGGACTCCTTTTCTAGTTTTGAAGCGATGAACATCCCAGGCACAGTCGGCTCGATGGGACAAATCAACCGTCTCCTCGGCGTCAATCGGAGCCAAGTCGCATGAGTGCATCAGGCATCTTTGCAAGCGCCCAGAACACCCTTGTAGCCTCGCTCACGGGACTCGGACTGGCAGTAGTTACCGATGCGCGTAACGCTAGACCTATGACAGTCTTTGTTGAGCCCCCCACCTTTACATGCTTTAACAGCAACATCGCCGAAATAACTTTCGGACTGAGGATCCTCGCAGCTCCCCCTGGCAACAGCGACGCCAGCGATTACCTCATCACCACAGCCGACACGATCATGAACAGCGCGATCTCCCTCATCTCAGGGAGTCCTTCTGTCACGACAATCGGATCACAAGACATACCCTCATACGATCTAGTAGTTCGTGTGGGAACCTCTAGAAACCCATAGGAGAAATCATGGCAACAACCACTTACCTATCACAGCCAAGCTCATTACTTTTGGCGACAGTTGATCTAACGGATCAGGCCTCGAGTATTAGTTTCACCCTAGGCAGTAACCCATTAACCAGCACAGCCTTCGGAGACCTCGGCGAGCGCATGGTTCCAGGATTACAGACAGTAGAAGGCACGCTTACTCTTTACGCTTCATACGGAGCAGGAGAAGTAGAAGCAACTCTTGCAGCTCAAGTTGGACTTGGAACGACCACCATTGTCGTCAAAAAGGACTCGGGCGCAATCAGTGCCAGCAATCCAGAATGGACGATCAGTAATACCATGATCGCAAACAACGCTTACGCCTACACCGTCGGAGAGCTTCAAGTTTTTGAAGTGAGCTTCTCGGGTGGAACCTGGGTTCGCGACATTACCCCATAAAACAATTCCCTACCGTGCAAAGGAAATCCCATGAAATTATCTATCAAGATCAACACAGGAGAAGAAGATTACGTTGTTGAAACTAATCTTTTCCATCTTGTGCAGCTAGAGCGGAAATACAAAGTCAAAGCGTCCGACCTGGCAAACGGTATCTCTATAGAGATGCTTGGCTACCTCGCCCACGAAGCAGCCAAACAGCAAGGACATAACCCTCCAGTCGTTTTGGATGACTTCCTCAAAAAGTTAGTCAATCTTGAAGTCTTGGAAACAGAGTCAGCAAACCCCACACAAGGGGATCAGTAGGGCGCAGTCTCGCCGAGTTACTTGTCGAGACTGGCTACTGGCCCCCACTAATCGAGTTCACTTACACGGATCTAAATACTGTGATAGATGTGCTTAATAGACGCCGAAAGGATTAACGATGATTGAAATGAAATCAGAGATCAAAGGCGCGAAGCAGGCAATCATCTCGCTACGGAAAATAGATCCTGAGTATCGCAAAGACTTCAATCGTGAAGCCAAGAACATTGCAGCCCCACTCGTGAACGCGGCTAAAGCTGCTTATCCAGAGATGCCTCTTTCGGGTATGAAAAGTAAGTGGATAGATAAGCAGGGGAGAGAGTTGCTTCCTTGGTCAGTTACGAAAGTCCGCGCTGGCGTGAAGCTAAAAACTGCTACTCGTAAGAGCGCGTCAAGCGTGCTTTACATAACACAGAGCAGTCCTACAGGCGCAATTTTTGAGGTTGCAGGCTTGGCTAACCCAGGCGCAAACTTCAATAGAAACCTCAGAAGCAAAAACTCTCGAGTCCTCTGGCCTACGGCAGACAAGTATCTACCAGATCTAACTAGCGGACTTGTCAAACTTGTAGAGGACGTCATGGACAAAGTTGAGAAGGAAATGCAGTAATGGCAATAAACATCCCGATCATTACCGACTTCAACGGCAAAGGCATAGACCTCGCTAACTCAGCCATCGGAGGCTTCGGCGGTTCAGCCACAAAAGTATTCAAGAACGTCGCCAAGTTCGCAGCCATAGGCGGAGCAGCAATAGCAGCAGGTCTCGGGGCGTCAGTCAAAGCAGCTGCAGAAGATGCTCAAGGGCAGGCAGTCCTAGCCAAGACTCTTAAGAACTCTTCAGGCGCGACCGATGATCAGATCTCTTCTATTGAAGATCTCATTTCTTCAATGACCTTGGCAACGGGAGTGGCGGACGACGATCTGAGAAACGGACTCGGCACACTCGTTAGAGCTACAGGAAACTCGACTAAAGCCTTTGACCTGCTCAAAAGTGCTATGGATATTTCCGCGGCAACAGGCAAGCCGCTGGAGGCAACTACCTCCGCGCTCGCTAAGGGGTTTTTAGGTCAGATGGGCGCGTTAAAGAAGCTCGGCGTCCCACTCGATGCGAGCATCATTAAGTCAAAAGACTTTGCTGGCGCGATGGAAGCAGTAAATGACACTTTCGGAGGAAGCCAGGAAGCACTTTCTAATAGCGCGGTCGGACGTTTTGACAGACTTAAGAACGCTTTTGGTGAAGCATCCGAAACACTCGGAACAGCACTCCTTCCAGCGTTTGAAAAGATCGTCGGCTTTGCAACCAAAACCCTCATTCCAGCTTTTGAAACTGTCTCTAAAGTCTTTGACGAAAAAGGTCTTGGCGGAGTTCTCAAGTTGCTTGGCGACAAGCTCAAAGAAGGCATCCCGATAGCTCTGGAAGCACTTAAAAACCTTCTAGTCAAAATGGGCAACTGGATCGTCGATGAAGGCCTGCCACTACTCGGCGCAAAACTGACCCTGCTTAAAGACAAGCTCACAGCCTGGATTAAAGAGTCAGGCCCAGAAGCCCTCACCGCTCTCGGCAAGTTCATTGGCGACATGATCAAATGGATCGTCAACGACGGCATCCCACTACTCATTAAAGCCACAGCAAAGCTCTCAGTCGCGCTGCTGAAATGGCTAGTCGATATCGGGCCCGATCTAATCAAAGGGCTCGCAGGGTTCGCCCTTGAGCTAGCAAAGTCTCTCGTTACTGCTGTTCTCGGGGCGTTCTCGGATCTCGGCAAGTTCGGTCTAGAGATCGGCAAAGCCTTCGCCAACGGCATTATCTCAGTCGTAAACACTCAGCTCATAGACCGCATCAACAGCCTGCTCGAGTTCACCATTGACCCTCCAGGCCCTGGGCCGAAAATAAAAATCAACCCTCCAGACATACCTCGGATCCCAATGCTCGGCGACGGAGGCATCGTAAAGTCCGCGACCCTTGCAGTCATTGGCGAGTCTGGCCCCGAGGCTGTGATCCCTCTCTCTGGGCGCAATATGCCAAAAATGGGCAACAACATTACAATCAACGTCAACGGCGGAGACCCAAACGCAGTAGTCGCAGCACTCAGAAGCTATATGCGTACAAACGGCTCCATCCCAATTAGAACGAGCAACATTTTCTAATGACTCTCGGACTACAAAGTTACAGCGTCTCGTATTCAACAGACAGCATTAACTACACCGCGCTGACCAATGTTCAAAACATCAATTTAACCATCGGCGTGCAAGCGCAACTAGACCAACGTCGAGCGAACACTGGCACTATAGAAAGCAGATATCCGTCTGGTTACGCCTCGCCTATCGCCGAACTGGTGCAAGGCACATACATAAAGATTATGAACAACACAAACCCAGCAGGCGCATACCTGCTGTGGGTTGGGCGTATTTCCGACATTACCGTTCAATACGGAATGCCTTACGTTTCTAACGTCGGCAACGCGGACTTCTTGACTATTGCAGTCGAAGGAAGTTTTGCGTCCCTGGGCCGTATGGCTGGAAACAATTATTCAATGGCAGCTGGAACAATTGCCACCCAATTAACCACCTGCGGCACTCAAACAGGTCTAGCGATCGGTTGGGTTGGTTCATTGACACAAGCTGGGGCAGCTGCAACTATTGACGGCACATGGGCAGACTGGTTAGCCAAAACTGCTTTATCGGCTAATGGGCGAATGTGGAACACAAAAGATAACAGTCTTTTCGATATTACAATTCTTAGTCCGTTTGATAATTACACGACACAAAATTATTTCAGCGACGTCAGACCACAACCCGAAGTCTCAGCCAGTTATGACCAAATAACTTTTGAAGGTTACGCCGACAACTATTACACCCAAGTCAAAGTGCAACCAGACGGTCTAGCAACACAGACTGTCACCTTGTCAGGCGCGACAGCTCCTTTGCGTACTTATGTCGTAAACACAAACAACGCAACAACTGGGCAAGCGTTGGACTTTGCTAATTATCTTTTGAACAACTACTCGACGCCCAAGCTGGCGTTAGCGTCAATTTCGTGTGTTGCTGAGGCACAGACCCTAGACATGCTTCTTGACAAG